CTTCGCTCTGTATGGGATAAAATAATGGCTACTACATATACACCTATTGCTACTCAGACTTTGGGAAGTTCAGCAGCCACAGTGACTTTTTCATCCATTCCATCCACTTACACAGATTTAATTTTAATCATTGCTGGTACTGCAAGCGGTGGCGATGCTGTTTACTTGCAATATAACTCTGATACAGGCAGTAACTATTCATTTACAAATATGCAGGGTGATGGAAGTGTTACAGCATCTGGTAGGGGCTCATCAACTACTGAGGCGCGAATAGGGTCAATAGGAACAACGCAATATAACAGTATTTCTCATATTATGAACTACTCAAATACAACAACAAACAAAACTTGTGTTAGTCGCTCTAATAGAACAGATGTTAATACTTTTGCTTTTGTTAATCTGTGGCGTAACACTGCTGCAATTACATCTATTTCAATAAAAACACCAGGCTCTACATTTTCAACAGGTTGCGTTTTTACCCTCTACGGAATAAAGGCGGCATAATGCCAGATACATTTGTTAAAATCGCTACTGTAACTGTTGGTGCTGGTGGGGCTGCAACAATGGCTTTTTCATCTATTCCATCCACTTACACAGACCTCTGTATTAAGATGAGTTCCAGAGCAGATGCAGACACAGTATCTTCTCTTATCTCTTTCAATGGAGTTACAACAAATCTATCTGTGCGTAACTTATACGGAACAGGTTCGGCTGCTGGCAGCACATCCTTTTCGGATGCTCGACTCTACGGCGATATTAACTCTAGCGTTAGAACAGCATCGACTTTTGCCAACGGTGAAATCTATATTCCTAATTACGCAGGCAGCACCAATAAATCTATATCAGCAGATGCAGTTGAGGAAAACAATGGCACAACTGCTTTTGCAGGTTTATCGGCTGCTTTATGGTCAAACACAGCAGCGATTACATCTATCACGCTAACTCCTCAAACTGGCTCTTATGTTCAATACTCAACCGCAACCCTTTACGGCATTTCCAAATCATAAGGAGAATAAAATGGCAGATACAAAAATCATCGTGAACTGTGAAACAGGCGAGGTTCAAGAACTCGAACTCACAGCAGAAGAAGTAGCACAGCGTGAGGCAGATGCAGCAGCCTACGCTGCACAGAAGGCAGCAGAAGAAGCAGAAGCACAGGCTAAAGCAGATGCTAAAGCGGCTATTGCTACACGTCTTGGATTAACTGCTGATGACTTGGCAACACTTCTAGGATAATGAAACCTCTACTGTGCAAGGCTGGTCAGCAACTTAGAGAGATGATTGACGATGCGTACCCTGACCGTGACCGTAAGAGCGATGGTTGGATAGCAGATGCCCGCCATCAAAAAGCAGGTACTAGTGACCACATTCCAAGTAAGATTGACGGATACGTCAGGGCTTTGGATATCGACGCGAATCTCGACTCACGAGCCAATACAAGTGCTTATCTTGCCGACCAGATACGTGAGTGCGCCAAAAAAGATAAGCGAATTAAATACGTCATTCACCTCGGAAAGATTGCCAGTGCTAAATCGTTTTGGCGTTTCAGACCTTATTCTGGCATTAATCGCCACGATAAGCATATCCATATCAGTTTTACTAAAAAGGGCGATGAGAATGGTTCTTGGTTCGAAATCCCAATGTTAGGAGCAGGAAATGAAAATAACTAAAAGCACAAAGAACGCAATTAAGTCATACCTAAAAGCGGTTGCAGTTTCAGCAATTACTTTAGGCCTTGCACTCGTTGCTGATATTCGTCCTGAATATGCAGTTCTTGCATCTGCTCTAGTCGGTCCAATTGTCAAATACCTAGACCCTTCAGATGACCAAGTGGGATGAGTCCCCAAGATTGGGCGGCTGTTGTCGCTGTTGCTCTGACCGTTATTGGTTCATTTATTGGCTCTGTGAAATGGTTAGTAAAGCATTACCTAAACGAACTAAAAACTAACGGTGGCTCAAGTATGCGCGACCAAATAAATTCACTAGAGGCGCGTGTCGAAACGATTATTCGTATTCTAGAGAGGTAACACTTATCTCATGGCAAGAAAAGCAACTAAGGCACTTGAAGAACAAGGCTATTCAAGACTCGATGCTTACTGCATTGGGTTACATGAATTCTATAAATCGCTCAAAAGAGCAGGTTTTCCTGATTCAATTTGCATGTCCATGATAATGGAAAAGTCTGCTTATCCTGATTGGCTGTTGCCTACTCCAATTAATCCAAACATTCCTGAACCTGACTGGTATGACGATGAGGATGAATGAAACGAACTATCGTTTGGCCCGACCTGCAATGCCCTTACGAGGATGCACATGTTGTACGCAATTTTGAATTATTTGCTAAAGCGTTTAAGCACGACTCTGTCGTTACTATCGGAGATGAGATTGACCTTCCTCAGATAAGTCGTTGGACTGAGAATACTCCAGGCTGGTACGAGCAGACACTAGCGGATGACCGCGACCACACAGTTGACGTGTTATGGCGATTGACTCAGTACGCCAAGGAAGCACACGCCATTAGGTCAAACCATACTGACCGCCTTTACAACGTCATTATGAAAAAGATTCCAGCCTTCCTATCCTTGCCAGAACTTAGGTTTGAGAAATTTATGAAACTCGATGAACTAGGTATCCAATTCCACAAAGAGGCTTATCCCATCGCTAAAGGCTGGATTGCAATTCATGGAGATTTAGGTGGCCTTAATCCTAACCCTGGAATGAGCGCGTTAAACCAAGCCAAGAAGGCAGGGGTCAGCACAATTATGGGGCATACGCATCGTGCTGGCAGGAGTGCCGTTTCAGAGGCCTACAATGGCTCTGTGAGGCGCGTACTGCATGGAGTTGAGGTAGGACATGCAATGAACGTAAAGGCCGCTAAATACGTTTCTATGCCCAATTGGCAGCAAGCCTTCGCCATCGTCACTGAGATAGGAAAGAATGTCCAGGTTGACCTGATTTATGTTGAAAAGGATGGCACATTCCTAGTTCACGGTAAGCGCTATGGGCGGCCTCGCTAGCGACATTTTCCCTGTGCGCAGGGACATAGATGTCCAGATGGACGATGCAGAGTGTTTACCTAATGTTCACTTTCTGTTCACCTAAATAGCCTTGACTCAGCCTGGAATCGTGCAACACTAATGCCATAACCAATCGAACGAATTGGGAAAAGGGGCAAAAATGAACACAGTAGCAAAGTTAGAAAAGATTGAAGCAGGACGTTACCAATATCGCGGCGTTAAGATTTACAAGTATAACTATCAAGGTTTCAGTTACAAGTTCTCAGTTCGCACTGATACTCATTGGCGCACTGACTCTACTTTCCCTGTATCTCTAAAAGAGATTGCTGCAAAAATTGACAATGACATTGATGTCAATAAGAACGTTGTTGACCACGCTGGTTACGTGGTCAAAGACACTCGCACAAAGGTTGGTGCATAACATGGGCGCAATGAAAGCAATTTATATGGACATGGCAGAAGATTTCGAAAACCTTAATGAAACATCAATGCAGTTCAAGGGCAATAACTGGGAAGCACAGGATGGACGCTTTGAAGGTCCAGTCAATTACGAATTAGATTACATCTACTGGTTCGACAATTATGCAACCCTCATGGCAGCACGCACAATCTTGCAGGACTTTGGCAACAGTTACGAAGTTCTGTTTGACGATGCGCTAGGTCAATGGACAATCATTACTGACTATCAATCAATGTCTTGGAGCAACTAATGTCACTATTCTGGTGTTTTGTATTTGGCATGGTTTTCACATTCCTGGGTTATTACATGGGAGTAACAATTGGCAAGGAACAAGGCCATCGTGATGGCTATCTACGAGGTCGCGCTGTGTCGCGTCAAGAATTCTGGAGAGAATAATGAAGGCGAGCGAGGCACTAAGCAATGCAAACGAAATTATTCAAAATCGTGGTGCAATCTACGGACATCCTAGAATCAACCAAAATCGGATTGCTGTGCGGTTTTCCAGTTTATTTGAACAAACGGTCACAGACTCACAGGCTGCTCTTGCAATGGTCGAAGTCAAACTATCAAGAATCCAAGAAACACCAAGCCACGTTGATTCATACATAGATGCTATTGCATATCTTGCAATAGCCTTACAACTCCAAACAGAAGAGGATGAGTTTTATGTTTGATTTGAGTTCGTACGAAGATGTAAATAGCAGAATACGCCGTTTTCAGGTGGCGTACCCAGTCGGAAGGATTGTTACAGATGTCATTCAATTTAATGCTGAGAAGGGTCATATCCTCGTATCAGCCCAAATTTACCGCGAGCATGAAGATACGCTTCCTGCTGCTGTCGATTACGCTTTTGGAGATGCAAGTACGTTTAATGCTTCGATGCGTAAGTTTTACGTTGAAGATACTGTCACGTCAGCGATTGGCAGAG